CTACTGGCTCACAAGGCCCGCAGGGCCCACAAGGTCCACAAGGCGCTACTGGCCCGGTCGCTGGTTCTGCAGGCCAAGTTGTCTATAAAGATGGATCAAATGCAGCTGCCGGAAGTGCAAATCTGACATTTGATGGATCTATTCTTTCAACAAATCTTTTGAAGGTAACTCAGTCAAGTGGAGATGAAGGTGGGCAAATTGATTTAACAAAAGCTGCAACAAATACAACATTAACAACTGGTGTTTCAATTGATGTCTATCAAGATAGATTAAGATTTTTTGAAACTGGAGGAACAAATCGTGGGTGTTATGTAGACATTAGTTCTCTTGCAGCGGGTGTTTCGACGAGTTTGATCACACCTTCCGGCGTTCTTTCTGCTTTTGCCGGTTCTTCTGCTCCAACTGGATGGCTTCTCTGCGATGGATCTGCGGTTTCAAGAACAACGTATGCAGGTCTTTATGCAGTAATTGGCACTACTTATGGCTCAGGAAATGGTTCTACAACATTTAATCTACCTGATTTGAGGGGAAGAGTTCCAACTGGCTTGGATAATATTGGTGGCAGTGATGCTGGCCGTCTATCTGCTGCAAATACGCTGGGCGGCTCAGGCGGTGCTGAAACGCATACGCTTACAACTAGCGAAATGCCTTCACATACACATACGCAAGATGCACATACGCATACGCAAAATTCTCATACGCATACTGCTGGGAATTATCAAGGCTTGGGAATTAACAACGCTGCTGCTGCGGCGGGAGGCTCTTTCCAAGCCCTTACTGCTACTGGCGCAACGAATTCGAATATTACGACTAACGGTACAACAGCAACTAATCAAAATACTACTGCTACAAACCAAAATACAGGCGGCGGAGCGGCTCACAACAATATGCAGCCGTATATTTTGATGAACTATATTATTAAGACATAATTGAGTTTTAATTAAAAATTGGGTATTATTGATAGTGAGGTAAAATATGACTACAATTGTAAATGATGTTTCTGATGTAGGTATTTATAATATTGTGGCAGATCAAGGAACTACCTTTCTGCGAACAATTACCTATAAGGATTCGGCGGGAACAGCGATTAATCTTGGCACTGGAGCTTCTGCTCACATGATGGTCAGGAAATCTTACCCGGCAACCCTGAAGACTGCTGCATATCGTGACGATCCTGTTGTCTGGATCAGCTCTGACCCCCTCCAGTATATCGGGTCTACTCAGGCTATCACTATCACTCCTTCGACTGGAGTGATTGATCTTGCAATCCCGTCAGGGCTTCTTGGAAATGCTCCTGCTGGCATTTATGATTATGATCTCGAGGTTCGCCTCGGAGTAAATCCGGGGATTGGTTCTGTTGGCAATATTATTAAAGTTATTCGCGGACTTTTTGAGATTCGCCAGCAAATGACTTACTTCAGTGGAGAGTATTATTACTAATGGCTGAGATTTCTCAAACCACCAATGATGTTGTTGTTAGTGGCAACGATGTTACTGTAACGGTGACGCCGAATACTGGTGGAAGAGAAATCATTGCACAAGCGGGAACGAAGAGCATAACCATTTCCCCTTCAGCCGTCGCCGCAGAGGCTTCGACGGGTGTTGTTGGTCCTCAGGGTCCTCAAGGGCCTATTGGAGAGGGCTCTGCTACTGTCTCTATTGGAACTACTACTACTGGCGCTGCCGGTTCTTCTGCTGTTGTTACAAACAGTGGAACCACTACGGCAGCTATTTTAGATTTCACTATTCCTCAAGGCACTCAGGGTCCTCAAGGTCCGCAGGGTTCGCAGGGATCTACTGGTCCTCTTGGCGATACTGGCGCTCAAGGTTCGCAGGGTCCTCAAGGACCTCAGGGCTCGCAGGGCGCTGCTGGTGCGCAAGGAGCGCAGGGTCCTCAAGGGTCTGCTGGCACTCAAGGCGCTCAGGGGCCGCAAGGTCCACAGGGAGCTCAAGGCGATCAGTCAACGGTTCCGGGGCCTCAAGGCCCTCAAGGTCCTCAAGGCGCTACTGGCTCACAAGGCCCGCA